GTTTTATATCAGGATACAAATAATTTATAATACTCACATCGTGAATTGCAAGATCAAGTAATACATCTACATCTGGTTGAAATAAACCTAAACTAATTCTTGTGCTATCGTAATAAAGAGGTTGACCGATGTCAATACTTTTCATTTTTTCAACTGCTGGATGATAGCAAAAGGTATGATCTACAAATACTAATTTATTGTGTTCTTCACTTACTTTTATAAGCTGATCTACTTCGTCTAAAGTTGCACACACAGGCTTTTCAATCCAAACATCATAACCGTGTTGAATTGCCTTACTTGCCATTTGTAAATGTTCGTTGGTCTTTGTTGCTATAAGAACAGCTTTTATGCCTGGATGTTGAAGTGCTAAATCGTAATCGTTGTATATTGCGATACGAGGATATACTTGTTTTGCTGTGTGCAATAAGTCAATGTCTTTGTCACATACAACACTTAACTCTTTTGTAAAGTTACGTGCTAAATTTTTGCCCCAGTATCCGTAACCTACTAAAAGTATCATGTATGCATGTCCTCATATAATTTTTCAAAACGTGCAATTTCTGATTCTAATATTTCTGGTGTAACATTATTACGTTCTAACCCAATTGTGTTTTCTTTTAAGCCTTTTGCATTAGAACCGATGTAAACTTTACCAGGTACTATTTTATTATTCGCACCGACCACTGTACCCATGCCTAACATTGCATATGATCCTATAACTTGGAATTGGTGTATGTTACAGTTAAGTCCAAGTACTGCATGATTCATTACATGCACATGTCCAGATAAAACTGTGTTGTTACTAATACGCACATTGTCTTCAACAATACAATCATGTGCAACGTGTGCTAACACCATTAGATAACAATCACTGCCTATTTTTGTTAATTTTGAATGTGCTGTTGGTAAATGCACTGTAACATATTCTCTAAAAATATTGTTATCGCCTATTTCTATTACACCGTTAGAATCTTCACGAGGATGTTGTGCATCAGTTCCAATACATGCATATGGATAAATGATGTTGCCTGTTCCCATGCTTACTCTATCCCAATTTATAATAGCAGTAGGGTGTATGTAATTACCATTGAAGTTGGTAAAGTCTTTTAAATCGTTCACTAATTGTCCTTAATTAATTGCTTGTTATATTCTAAAAGGTGCTTAGTTGCTACAGGATCAAGTCCTACGCTTTCACAGAAGTGGCACCATGCGTGGACATCTTTAGGAATACATTTACTGTTGGCACCTCTATTATCAGGATACACAAAACTAAACCATAAGTTCATTCTTGGGTCGTCAGCGTATACAGCATCACGTATAGTATAGTAATCCATACCAGCCGCTTCACATGCATCATATAGTTCTTGACACTGTAGGACTTTCCAAAATATAGCTCTGTTTTCAGTAAGTTTTATAAACTCAGCTTCTTTAGCAGTTGTCTGTCTAATAGTAATATTTGCATTGTACACACTTGTATAACAATCTATCACTTTGCGTCTGTCAATAGGATCTCCGCCTATAATCATAAACTGTCTACCCTTCATAGCAAGCATAGGGTGTGCCGGAGTTTCACCTAAATATTCAGGTTGAACAACTATTCTTTTGCGCCATTTTTTAGCCATTGCATCTGCAAAGCCTGGATATGTTGCACTTCTAATAACAATAAATTCACATTTACAATGTGCTATTGCATCTTCAACTGCATCACAATTGAGACGTTCTCCATCCCACGGTGTAGGCACAGCAAGAAATGCTATATCTATATCGTCCTCTAAAGGTTTGTTATATTTAGGTATAAATTTATCGTATATTTGTGCATCAGGAAAAAGTTTTTCAGTTGCTTTACCAACCCAACCATATCCGATTATTCCAACTTTCATATGATTTCCTTATATTATTAAAATAATTATCTGTAATTTAGCGTGTATAGCTTTGAATTGGCTTACGCTTTTGTTCGTTCCACGCTTTAGGATTAATACGTGTTATAACGGCTTTTGTTGCATATGCATTTAACAACATAGGATTGATTAGTAAGTCTACAGGTAACCACCCAAATTCTTCAATGAAGCGCACTAACTTATTAGCACCTTCTGGATGAATAACATAACCGTGTGATCCTTTTATATGATTTACATTGTGATGGTCGTAACGCCTTTTATTGCCGCCGCCAGGCAATCTATATATTGTTGTGTCATCAAAATATTCACAAAATTTTGTATAATCATCTTTAGTTCTACTGTGAATGTCAAAGTTTACTAAATCAAATTTTTTAGGTTTTAATGCTTCAACAGGAATATGACGTACAAATAACGCATCGTGTTCTAATATAACAATAGGCTTATTCTTTTGTAAACATCTATTCCACAGATGTAAATGAGAAAGCAAACAACCCTTTGCTCCTTGGGTTTGTTTGCCTTCTTTTAAACCTTTAAATGGTTTTAATTTTAGTTGTGTATATTGTATATCAGCAACTTTACCGTAGTATGCATCAAATAGTTTAGCGTGATAACCATATTGTTTGCATGTTCGCAAACAGTCATTTGCTAAAGATTCAGAAAACTCTTCGCCTTTTATACGTATGATACTAACATCATAAGACAGCATCTTCCATACCTGCTACTCTAAGTTTAACAACATTTGTAATCTGCCATTGCTTTTGATCAAGTCCTTTTAGTAGACCTAACCATTTATTACGCATAAGAGCAAATTCGTTGATAATTTTTTCGTAGTCAACTACGTCTGCTTCACCGTCAACATATTTTTCTACGTCACGGCTTGATAGAGCTCTTTGATAATTCTCAAGGTATTTTTTAAAGAATGAGCTACGTAATCTACGTAGCTCAATATTGAGGTAGTTTAGTATAGCTTCAATTTCTTGTAACTGGTTAAACCTATGTTCAACGATACCGGGCATTTCTGCCGCGGCTCGTTCAACATTGCCTTTTAACTTTACTTCAACTCGAGCATCAATTAACTCTTTTTCAAAGTAAGCAATAGCATCAGGTATTTTACTAATGTCACGTGATATTTCACTATACCAACCCATTACCAGTCCTCGTTTTCTTCGTCATCCCAGTCGTCATCGTCGTCAACATCGAGATAGTAGTTAATCGCATCATCTAACACTCCGCAATTGCCTAATGATTCCCGAAAGGTTATATCTGATGTTCCATGATCGGCGCACAAGTCGATGTACTTCTCAGCTACAACTTCTAAATGCTTTTTGTCTATACTCTCTTTAAAACATAACCAAATATCTACTACTTGACTCTCTTCCATACTTTACTCCTCGATAAGTTCGTGTACGTCACCGTGTCCGTCAACTAATTCTTCTGTAACGGTTTCTGCATCATCCGAGGTATTTACCACTGACGCTTCTTTTACCAAGTAATCTGACATAACTTTATCGAGGTTTGTACCAATCCACTTTTTACGATAGTCAAGGATTTCTTCACCATCAAGTGTAGTGTACGCAAGTCTGTTTCCTTGCTTTTTAATAATGTCTTTTGCTTCAAACAATTCAAGCAAGCCACTATACGGATTCATACCAGTTTCGTATGGAATCTTAACTTGTACACCTTCAAAAGGTTTAGCGTAACGAGTCTTCATAACCTTACAGCCAGCTCGGATACCCATAACTTGACTGATCTTGTTACCATCTTCGTCTTCTTTTAGTTTTAGTTTCTTCATTGCTACAACAATACTTGATGCATAAATGAAGCCTTGTCCACCACTGATCTTGTCATCTGGATCAAACATATCTTGTGATGCGTATGTGTGATTAGTACATACAAGTCCTACATTATGTGAGCCAATCATGTTAACTGTGTTACGAACAAGTGAAGTCAATGCCTTAGGCTTACGACCCATATCACCTTTCATATCACCCTTGTTAAACTGATCAACATCTGTAGGTGTTAACAACATACCTAAACTATCAATAACAAACAACACCTTAGGACGGTCTTCTTCGTTCATTGCTTTGTAGTCTGTCATAAACGTACTAATAGTCTTAGCAACGTCATCAATCATTGACATGTTAAGTTTAAGTAGTTTGTCTTCTGCTGTGTCTACATCTAATGCATGTAGCCACGATTCGTCAAGTGCGTTCTCTGAGTCAATAAGAACTACAAAGATGCCTTGTTGTTGTGCTTCTTTTACAATGTTGCCTGCACAGATATAACTTTTACCTGCACCAGACTCTCCTGCAAACACAGTTACCTTACCCATTGGCACACCTTTATTAAAGTCGCCACTAATAAGATAGTTGAGTGCATAGTTACCTGTACTAATCCAATCAGTCGGATCGTTAAATCCTGCACTCATGCCTGAAATAGATTTTGTTAGTGCCGTCCGAAACTTAGTCGGATCGAATGCCTTGTTAGCCATATTTTCTCCTATCTAAAAAGCGTGACAGCTATTAACTTTTGAAGTTTTGACAGGTAAACCGTGAATCTCTACTTCGGTTTCGCCAATAGCTGTCATATTGTTTTACTGTCCTTGACGTGCTCTGATCATTGCAAGAATGTCATTTGCATCACCGCCAGTTGCAGGTGCCGCTTCAGCCGCTGGTGCCGCTGGTGCTGTTTCTGCTACAGGAGCCGCTGGTGCCGCTTCTGGTGCTGGAGTTGGTTCTGCCGGAGCAGTTGCAGTTGGTGCCGCTGGAGCAGGTGCTTTGTTAGGATCACCTGTTGCTTGTGACATCCCTGCTGGACGGAAGTAGTTGCTCCAACGATCTGGATCATATACTTCGCCATCTACAGATGCTTCAAACATCTCCTGCATTACTTTAATTGCAGTTTCGTCTGGCTTCTTTGGAAGGAAGTCATTTAGGTTAAACAAACCATGTGTGTTGATTGCTGACATTTCTTCATCACTTAATGGACGCTCTCTACGAGCCCAGTTTGATGTTGAATAGTCTGCGTAACCGCCTTTACTTGTTTTGTTAAGACGGAAGTCTACACCAGCAGTATAATCTGTTGGTAGTTCTTCCATGTCTGGATCCATAAGCGCCTGCTTAATGATCTGGAAGATTTGTGGACCAATAATAAAGCGTCTGATTGGATTCTCAGGTGCTTGATCATCGGCAAGTGGGTTTTCCGTTACAAAACCTTGGAATACGTATGAACGCTTCTTCCAATATTTACGACCCATATCTTCTAATGATGGATCTTTAAACCAACCACGTACTTCTTGTAAAATTGAACAGCTATCGCCGTACATTTCCATACAAGGTACTTGTACTTGTACTGGACGAGAACCTGTGTCCCCTTTTACTCCACTAAATGGAAGTTTGATCATCAAACGTTCTTTCCAAAAGAAAGTATTGTCTGCGTCTCCATCAGGAAGGAATCTCAGAGTTGAACTCTGTCCTTCTTGCATATTCCAAAATGGGTAAATTGGATTGGGTCCTTGTGGACCTCTGTTTCCGCCAGTGTTGGCTTCTTGTTCCTTGAGCTTTGCTCGGATTTCTGCTAATGATGCCATAGTTTGTGCCTCCTATATGTTATGCCTATGTGCTTTGTGCCTTATTTGTTTGTAGCACAGTATATATAATACTATCGTTTACAAACATTGTCAAGTCTTTTTTTAAAGAAAAGACAAAAAACTTAAAGGAGTTAGATGATTATCTTAAACCAGCTAACTCTCTCATTCTGTCAAACTCTGTATCGACTTCCATTTGCTGTGGTTGTGTACGCATTTGGATTTCTTCGTACGTTGCTTGTATT